GTTGAGATGCATCTAAACCAAGTTTTATCTGTATATCATCGGCCATTGATTCTGCGCTCCATTTTACGGCGTTCTTTGTGGTATGTAATTAGATAGGCATAGGTCTTGATTACATCGACTCGTGATGTATCGTAGTAAAGTCGCAGGAACGCGGCGGGGTCGCCGTTTGCTACGCCTTTGAAGATCCAGTATTGCCCGCTCAACTCGCCTAAATAGTACGCACTCTCATTCTCACTCTCTTCATACTCGTCATCGTCTGGGTCATTGAATATCACAAGCTCCGCCAAGTAATACTCACATAATGCGGATTCTTCGGCATACTGTTTCACGAAAAAACTTAAGGGCATCCAAGATGCCATCGATATCCTGACCTTGCCAGAACTCGGTATCTACTTGACTCTGTATGCCAGCCAAGAGCTCGGCATTTTGCACCTTGCTTATGTCGATGCACTCTTTTGTAAACTCGAATATCTTTGGGATGGTTGTAGCATCCACATTGATGAGCTCGAATAGATTAGCCCGCACTTTGAGATATGCGGTTTTGACAATTTCTTGAAAGGCAAACTCTTGCATAATATCTTTGAAGGCATCTTGCCCTTTTGTCAAATCTATTTTTGATGCAAGTAGCTCGTGACTAAATACTCTCTCCATGATCTCTTGCTCTGCAGCCGCTTGAGCGCCTTTGGTCTGTGCAAGCTCGCTCAAAAGCGGAGTCACTTTGTCATACAAAGCGGGTGTAAGTTTGGTATGCAAAGGCACTTCATGCGCCGTTTCGTTTAGATATAATTTCATGCTATCTCCTTATGATAAAATATGGGGCGGCGGTGAAGCCGCCCCGCTTATGATTAGACTGCTGTAAACCATACTTCTTTGTATCCAATTTTAGCTGGGATACAAACCACTGACAAGCCTGTTACAAGTGAAGAACAGAACAATGCAGTAGGCACTGTGATGTCGGATTCAGGATTTACTACATCGCCTGCTACCTTTGGCTTTGTATACTTACCAGATTCTTGGTCAAATGCACCTGCATCTTGAGCCAATTTGCAAAGCATCAAAGTAACTTTGCGCTTACCACTTGTTACATCAGTTCCACCATACACAATCTGAAGCAATGTATCGCTTGTTGCTTGTGATGAGTTGAACTTTGTGCCATCTTCGTACTCACCTGTATCAGGTGTTACTGTTGTTGTCGGAGCGTAGTTTTCCAAGAATGATGTCAAGTCTGGATTGTCTTCGTTCTGATCGATTGTGAATGTCGTGCGAGTCAATGAAGTCTTGATTTTACGGTTCATTGAGTAGACCGCACTTGAGCCGAGCTTGCCGGCTGGAGTTGTTGCGAGTTCATTAGCTGTGTAAAACACGCTAAGATTACTACCACCTACTACCATTTTTTACCTCGTCTGTTTTTTGTTTGTGATATGAGAATGTGTTAATTAAGTAGTTCCAATTTCGTTCTGATTTCTCTCGAGTATATTCTCGGATCATCAGCTTTGCGTTCCGTTCTGCCTTGTCTCTTAATTGTTCAGTATCTAAATTGTAGCCAAGATGCCAAAGCAATATATCTGTATCGGCTACTGTAACATCTTCACCGTGCAAGTCTAAATGCTCATGGCAAATCGCCTTCCACTTTACGCCTTGATGATTGCGTATGATACGCAAGTTAGCACCTGCATATCTTTGCCTCACATAACCAACGCGCTCATCAAGTTCCGATCTCATGCCTACGATTGTGAGCCCTGCGGCTACTGCATCGGTCTCTTCAAGTGCCTTGATATTATCCCAGAATTGCTCATGCGTCATGGCAAGGCGTTCATCTGAATCGATATGCACTATCCAATCACCGGTAGCATGTTCATTGAGCTTATTGCGTAGATATCCAAAGTCCCAATAGTCTTCAAAGTTTGGCACTTCCCATGCAAGTACAACGGTATCACCGGTGCGACCTACATTGGTAAAGATTGGCTCTTTAAGCGATGGGTTGATGGATGTCTCAACGGCTACTATTTCAATGTTCTCTTCGGGTAAACTCGATCTCCAATCTCGTAGACTTTCCCCTTCGGGAAAGATCACACACACACTTACCTTCATAAATCTCCACGATAATAATTTGTCCTAAATGTCATAAAGTAGATGCCCTTTGTCTCATCATCATTGTAGGTAACTGCTTGTGCATCTACAAAGTGAACGGGTGCAAATACTGTACGCTCATAATCACTCTCATACGATGATGGTCTGAAGTTCAAGAGCTTATTCTCGATTGCCTCTGCATGATCCGCAAGTGACTCGCGAAGCAAGGCTTTGCCGGCTGTGGAGTTCTTTTTGACTTGAACACCAATCAGCAAGTAGATGTCAATCGTTCCTTTGTTTGCAAAGGCGCTGTCATCTTCGAGCCCGATTACCTCGCGAGAATCAGCACCACCAAGAATGCCGACATAAGGGAACTGATATGCATTCCACTTGTCTATCATTACTTGGTCATACACTTTGATACCGCTCATTGTGCGGAGCTGATCCGCTATTGATTGGAGCGCCGCTGACTCTCTTGCCATTGTTGTATTCCTTTGATTATCGCGATGCGTACACCGTCTTCATATTTGTTATCTTGCCTAAATCTCTGCAGTGCAGGTGCGAAGTATGGCCTTGCCGGTATATTTACGCCTCCGACTCTGCGTACTTTAAGTGCTATATTGCGAAAATACTCTACACCGGTCTCTCGATAGCGCGCCCAAAAGTAACCTTCCATCTTGCCCTTCGTGCGAATAAAGCCGCCGGTCTCTTGGATGCGAGCATACGGCAAATCAGATCCATACTCAAGCTCAAATATACCACTTGACTCGCGCACTTTGTACACATTACCTTCACTGCCACGTGCAAATGATCTAAACAATTTGCCCGTATTGATTGCAAGCTTTGTGCTTGTCGAAGGTGCGATGCGTTCCTTCAGTCCAGAGCGTTCCATCTGTGTACCGATAAAGGCCTGCATAACAAAAGGGAAGCGCAAAAGCTGATCGTTGATGATCGGCCTTAAGATACCCTGCAATGCGGCTACATCAAGCATCTATCACACCGTTGGGATTACGAATTGTGCAAAGTATTTATGCCATCCAATATCGGTCTTGAGTGAATTGGACACATTTTGTCCAGCGCCTCCGGTTGATACCGAATTGAGACCAAACCAATTACCACCTTGAGGCGATTGCTTGTAGCATAAAGCTGCCATCTCGGCGATGCCTTGCAAGATTGTATAGGGCATTGCTGCATCGCTATACCCCGTAGTCAAGGTCGCTCTAAATTGTCCATTGGTTTTGTCCCTGAAGATGATATAGTTAGCATACGGCTCGGCGTTCCAAGCGTAATTACTGCCACTATATGCAGCATACGTACCAAACTCGTTCTCACGCCATTGCAAAGCGGTGAGAGTAGTGTTCGCATTGTAAGGGACAAACTTCCATGAGTGATTAGCTTCGAGCCCTCTCTGGGCTTTTGAAGCGTAAAATTGATAGTTCACTGAACCGCTGCGAAGAGGCTGACCGCAGTAGCTTTCAGCCTCATCGTAGCAGATAGCGATCAGGTCATCAAACCAAGTATAAAGCGCCGTATCCTCGGAGGTCGGATCGCCGTTAACTTCCAAATTAAGAAAGGTCATAAGAGCCGTGAACGCCCTCGGATTTGCACTTGTATATGGCATGATTATTTACCTGTTTTTTTAGATTCAACTTTGGCAGGCGCTGGCTTTGCAGCCTCTTTTGTCTTTGCCTTGCCGTTTTTGATGAGAGCCTCGGCGACTTCAGCGGGGAGAGAAGTCTCATACCCCGCTGATACGCCATTGAACGGCTCGATTAGAATAACATCTACGAGCATAGTATTACCTTAATTAGGTTGTTGATGTTTTGAGAACGCCGATTGCTGAAGGCGCAGGGAATGCAAATGCAACGCGCTCAACAACTTCGATACCTTTTTGATGAGTACCACCCAAACCAGTCGCACCGAAGTACTCTTTGTACTCGTTAACTGTTACATCTTCGCGAACACCCATAACTGTAAACTGTGCAAAGTCGCAATAGAGTGCGGATGCTTTGTTTGCAGCGGATGATGGGAAGAGTGCATCAGGTACGACGTGCATAGGACGGCCTGTAGGAGTGAAGTATGAGTTACCTTGGAGTGCAGTCATACCGATTGATGTGATCTCGATTGGACGAACTTGATCGAAGATAGGACGTGATCCGCCTGTTTCTTTCATCAAGTATCCGAATACGCTTTGAGGCACTACGAATACGCCATTTGCACCTACGCCGGAGTTGATACCGAGGCGCAAGTTCCAAAGGTCAGTCCAAGAAATATCAGAAAACGCATCTTTTGTAGATGAGTCTGATCCGCCTTGGCGTACTACTGTTGTATTTGCAGTTCCGATGATACCGGTGAAGTTAGCACCTGAACCATCGCCATTGAAAAACTGCTTGTCTTCTGTTTCAGCAAGAGCGCGGCCCAAGCCGTTGATTACATAATCCAAAAATGCAGGTGTTGCATCTTGCAATTGCTCTTCAGAGATGATTGCACCAGCTACGATCTTCTTTGCAGTCATCGCTGTGCCAGTGAAGAAGTTTGTAGAATCAGTAACAGTCAAGCCTGAACCTTCAGCAACAACAGCACCGGTGAAAGCGCCGCTTGATACGAGGTTCTCTGTTTTGCCTCTCATTGGATAGATCTTCGCCAAAGCGCGAGCATAACCGAATTGATCAGCAAAAGACATGATCTCTTCGACCCAGAATTGAGGAACGGCTGCACCACCTTGCGATGAAGTGCCTGTGTTGAAGTTAGCACGTGTGATATACTTGTTATTAGCAGCGCGAGCGATCTCATCTGCTTGACCTTCGAGGCCTTTGTGCTTTGCCAAGATGTAGTCTGCAACTACGCGAGCTTGATCGCGACGTGCATCGTGATCTGCTTTGATAGATACCAAACCTCTAGCAGGCGCTGGTGTGTTTACTGGGTGCAAAGTGCGCAACTGATCTGCGACTTTACGATCAACAACTTCTTTAAGTTGGTCTTTTGTTACAATGATATTATCCATTAGGGTCTATCCTTTAGATTAAGTTGATTAAATCTTCTGTGTTAAATTTCTTTGGCATGTTCAATGTGATTGAACGGCCTGCTTCAACTCCGACTGCAGCTTTGATAGTCTTGTAGCCTTTGTTGATTAAGTCCATACCTTCAGCAATTTGTGCTTGTGTAGATGCTGCAATCTTCTTGCCTACGCGAGTCTCAAGGCCTGCAAAGTTTGCAACAACTTCTTCGGGAGCTGGTGCAGGTTCAGCGGCTGGAGCTGGCTCGCTTACGACTTGCACTGGTGGCTCGGCTGCGGGTTCTTCAGCAACGGCTTCGCCTTTCAATACTGCAAGCATTGGAGGCACGCCAGCTGTGATGAACGCATTGACTGATGCTTCAGCTTCTTCAGGTGAGAAGCCAAGATTGATCACCTCTGCAACGAATGCATCCTTGATTGCAGGAAGCAGCTCGTCAGCGATCTTTGCTTCGATCTCTGGAGTTAACATTCGAGTTTCCTTTTTGTATTTATTGATTGATTCTTGTAAAAGAGTTTTAAGTGACTTCTTGAGCAGTGCTTGTCTATTCGCCGGAACGCTTACGACACTAAATTCAACAAGCTCTGACTTTGTGTACACCGTAACCTTCTTGCCTTCGATTGTCTGATCTTCATACTCTATCGGGATAATGCCTACTGATACTGCCTTGACAAAGCCGGCATTGATGAGCTTTGTAAGTTTCTTGCCTTCCTCTGTTACGCACTCGATTTGTATCGTTGCTTCCAAGTTCTCACCATTCATTGCAAAACCTAAACAACGACCGATAGGCCACTTGTCTGAATCATGCTGGGCAAGTACAATCGGATTAGCAAGATACGCTGTGTAATCGATACCACTTGGCACGATGATAGTGCCATAGCGATCGATCTCTGGTGTTGAGACTACAAAGGTAAAGAGGTCATTCTCTTTCTCTTCATATTCTTTCTCACCATTATCGCCGTACTCATAACCATCTCTGGTCTCAAGTACGAGTTCTCTTGTTATTAAATCCATATTACATCCTCTGTTTTTTAATTGCTCTACTATATTCTTTGACCATGAGTACCCAGGATCTCCACCCCATAAACCCCATGCGACTCGGCCTGGTGATGGGTAGCCATCTTCTCCAGGCTCAAAACCTTCAGCATCTTTGACTCCTTCTTGTCTTGAGAAAAAAGAGTACATGCGCTTTACGGTATCTTCGCTTAAGTTTTCGCCTCGTGCAATTTGGCGCGCTCTAATCTTACCGATCCGAGTGCCACCTTTACGGCCTTCTTCGACCCATTTGATAGCTCTCTCGGCTTCCTCTTGCATGCCTTTGTTAGGTTTGTACGGCATTACAACTCCACCGGAAAGAGCTGGCATCTACAATTGATTGCGTTCGATGCGCTTAAGCCTCTACCAAGAGGACGGTCTGTAGTCTCAATTATAGTAATTGGATTACCGTCTGCATCTTTCGACTCAGTCTCGACCGAAAATTGTCCCTTGCCGTCTTGCATAGAGCCATCCATACGAGCATGCGATGGCCTTACTTTGCTATCTCTTTGAGTAAGCCACATCATTTTGAAGCCGAGATCTTTGTATACTGTGTGCTGCATGCCACTTGTAACATTTGCGGCTGTTGTATTTGCTATTGTCCGAGCTCGAGATGCTTTAAGCGAAGTAAATTGAGTATTCAGTATGTCTAAAAGCTCATCTTTTGGCTTGCTTGAATTAGCTACAAGCGTCTTTTGTACTTCATCTTTAATCACTCCAATAGACTCGCGTATTTTTTCAGCGCTTTCAGTAGTCAAGGCCTGTATCTCTTGTCCTACTTGACCGCTTAAATCTTCAGTGCCAAGCGCGAATTGAGCAAGCAGTTCTTGCTTGACTGTTTCACATGCCTCAAACACTGCGGATTCAAAGTCTACATATTGATCTGCATCAATAGTGATGTCTGTTAGGCTTATTGCACCTGACTCGATTTGGCTTGTAAGTTGGTCTTGGATGCCTACTACCATACGACGCACCACCAAATCAATAGAATCGCTAGCCTCTGTTGTTAATGCATCGTAGTTTCTCCAAAACAAGTCCTTACTCTCGGCTGTTACAAGAGGCAATTTTGCGCGGTTCTGTATTCCGTATGCCCTTTCAAGTTTACGGGGCACTACGGGCAGGGGAGCGGGATTTGCGACCGATTGCAAAGGCACAAAACCTTGTGCAATAAGAGGCGTATCACCATCTTTGACTTTATCATAGCCACGATCAGTACGAGCTTCATTGATTGTCTTGAGTCCCCATTTAAGCTCGAACTCTTCTTTGCGCATATCAAGATCCGGATCGGCATACTCATACGCTTGTGCTTCAACAAGGAGATCCTCTTCCCATCTTTTGAAGTGCCTTGTAAACTCTTCGGCGATGTAAAGAGCTTCGGGATCGATAGTGTTTTGTCTAAAGATAGCCCATTGAACTTCAGCAGTTGCACGATTCTGAAAGCTACCATCAAGCATGCCGGGAGGCACGCCAAAGACTTGTGCGATTTGAGCACGTGTATCCTTGCTTACTGCATCATAGCCAATTGAGAGCTCGCCTTTTGGAGGTAATTGCAATTGCATGCCACCACCAAGCAA